CCTTAATTTGCGGGTAAAATCCATACTCGCCGCCCGGCAATGTGTAATTCTGCGCCGCCCCCCCCACCTCTCCCGATGTAGTCTTTAGTTTCGCCTGGCTGATCGCACTATCGGCAACTGTACCCCCCTTAGAATTATATCCGTCATGGTCGTGGCCGTCCAGGTTAGCAATAATATCGTACAGAACCTTATAAGTGTCTCCTGATCTAACCCCTGCCGCATAGAGATTGTCACCTGTGCAGAAAAAAGAATCCGATGCCTGCACACAATCATCAATAGTATAAAACATCCCTTTCGCTGTACCGGAAGTAATAAGCAAAGTCATTTGATTATACTCATCGTCTGCAATTCCCAGGGCAGTATCTTCAAACTGACCAGTCGCATCGTCTGGCGGGTCGTCCGTGGCTGATCCCGACACCCCGGTATCAACCATTAAAAGGATAAGCCCGACAAGGATTTCTCTTAACTGCTGGATATACTCCTCGTTGATCGGGCTGTTGGCATCGTCCTCAGTATTTAAAATAAATCTGTTGAAATTTGCAATATCAAACTGCGCCATATCTCACCTCAGCAAATCCTGTACGGTTCGTCACCTTCAGCGGCCCCGCACTTGTCATTATTGCTTGCCACGAAAGCATAATGCTTTTGTTCTGCCGCCACATTGTCATAATCAGCAAATACGATCTTCCAACCAGCCGCCGGGGTAGCTCCGATGCCCGGGGTAACCGTGATCTGATCTCCTGTGATATCCGTGATCGTCTGATTAGCCGCAACTAATACCATATTTCCATAAAATACGGAAATCACCCATCCTTCCTTAAATTTAGCTCCCTGATCAGTTTCTAAAGTAAATACGGTCGTGCTGGCCCCGCTTAATACCTTCCCTGCCGGGCTGATAGCCGCGAACCGCATCCCCGACCATGCCGTGTAAAGCATCCGAAACTTACACACCCCGCGCTTCCAATCTACAGACCGGTTAATGATCTCCATATAATCGCTAACAATACCTCGATCTCCGGTTACAAGGTTCGGTACCTTGGTATGTGTGACCAGGATCACATCTCCGGTCTCGGATAGCTGTCTGTTGAAAAAAGTCTCGACATCGAGAACAGGAGGCGGGGCTGCATACCTTTGAAATACCCGTTTAGTTCGCCTGGTGAAAAATTCCGTGTCCGTGCATCCTTTTGTCTTTATTTCCAAGGCCTTCTTACCAGGTCCTCTGTTGACAATAGATTCACTGTCAAGAGATGAATCAATATTTAGAAAGTCTGATCCGTCCCAATTATAATGGATCTCCACTTCATTAATCATGCCCCCCAGGTTTTGGTTCCATTTCGGTATGCCGATTATGACATCTTCATCAAATTCCTGCACTTCATCGACTCCGATCGGCAACGGCGCATGGTAAACCTTGATGCCGAATAGCCCCCGGCCCGTCACAATCGGGTAAACATTACATAACTTAAATATCTCGGTCTCGAAAAATGACATGGCCGTAATCCGATCCGTGATCGTGAAGGAAAACGACACGCCCGGAAACCAGTTATCCCTCTGCTCCTCTATATGGGTTACATCTATATCGCCTGAATCAATCCCTAAACCGTTCTCAGCCGCTAATACATCATACTCTCCGTTCGTGCCGTCACCTGTGCTCGTTAAAATTTGCAGTAAAATATTAAGCGGATTCCCGACAAGTGTCACAGATGCGGACTCAGCATTTCGGAATATCTTGCGTTGGAGCCACTTTTGAGGATCAGTCACTGTGGCGCTATATCCTAAAGCATTACTCCATAAAGCAATATCCGTGACCCACCCCGTAAACACCGTCAGGAAATCCGCTTCGTTCATATTCTCGTAGCCTGCCTTCACAGTGCACTTGCGCCTATGTAGGTTATAGGGCGCTGTCGCGATCAGCGCAGTGACCGACCATCTGTCAGCTTCCCAAACGTCTCCGAATTCCCAGGCGACGCCATCCTCCCACACAACCCCTTCCATTTTATCAAGGATCTCGACCTTGATCTGGCCGATCGAAGACTTGCCCTCCTCAGGCGTGATACTCTGGCTATGTCCGGAAATGGATTTAATATAAGGTTTGAGCGGCTTGAGCGGATTGGCGATCCTCCTTGTCGTAGAATACTCGAACTCCTCGCCCTCGAAAAATGCGATGTACGCAGGCTTCTTTTCGGCCAGGGCATTTTTGGTAAGGAAATTCGCGCTCGCACTCAGCATCAAGAGACCTCACTAATAATAATATCGAATGAAAAATAATAACCGGGTGCGTCTGTGGGAAGCGGAAGCATATCCATATCAACGATCATAATAGGAAAATAGTCTATATTCCGCACCTTATCACCCACGGCATAAGCATTTAATAAATTACTGTCACAGGTGATGACCAGGCCTCCGACCGATTGAACTTTAATAGCCTCATAATCATCGCCTGATACCTCAAAAACTTTAATCCAGTCGTCAGCGCTGATGTCGCCTAAAGCATTGACAGTAATATTCGCCTGTGCCGCTGCCGCCGCTACTGTGATACTTGATTCCGTATCCTGGTTGTCTAACGAGAACGTAAATTCATTCCCTAATCGAGCCCACGCCCACCACGACCAGAAAGGAAACATCTCGGCCTTCGTTAAAAGCCTCAGGCTAATGGTAACCCTTGTCCACTCGGCCCAATGTATTACCTGGTGTTTCCTGGACGCTGAGAAATCAATGTTTCGGTCTTCGTTGATCTCATAAACGACCCGCGCCTTTTTTGGCAGGCTCAATGTATTTCCGTTCCAAATTATCCTCCCGGCCATTACACGACCTCACTTGATACAACCCGGACATTCCTGTTCTCGACCGCGTAATTGATCTTCTCGGCCAGCCTGTCAATAAACGCCTCATCGCCATAAAAATCGCCATATATGATAATTCTCAAACCTCCCTGGGCCTGGCCTGCCCCCATGCCTATTTGAGTCGCGGAGGGTCCAACAGATACAGGAGTCGGTGCTCCTGTCCCGCCTTTTCCCATGCCTGCAAATTTCAGGGCCCCTGCCGCTATGATTGCGCCGATCTGTACTGCGCCCCAGGCCTTAATTGCCGCCACCGCCGGAGGTCCTGCGATAGGGCCAAGCTCTGCCATTGCTCTTGTGGATGCTACTACTATGTTTTGGACGGCCTGCGCAACAGATAGGATGGTATTTAATGCAATAGCCGCTTGAGCTGCTATCTTATTTTTCTGCCCGAGAGTCTCGATAATTCCAATAAGTGCCGAGGCAGTCTGAAATGCCATTCGCTTCTTTTCTTCCTGAAAACGGATATAAGCATCCTGCTGGCTCTGCATTAATGCCAGGGCCGCGTCATGTTCTACCTGATCCAGGGATATCCTCTCCTCGGAAAACGCCTTCAATCTCTCATTTTTTTCCCTTTCTGTCTCGATCCACATAGTCTGTTGTGCCTGCATAATGGACAGGACCGCGTCATGGTGGCCGGTCAACATAGCAAGTCGTTCTTTTAATCCCATTTCCCCGAAAGGATCTTGCCAAGGAGTAAGGGGAGGAGGAGCCGCTTTAATTATTTCTGCTGCTTTTGGTCGTGGTGGGATCTTGCCTCTGAAAAAAGGCCCACCTCTTTGAGCTAAGGCTTCTAATTCCTTGAAATTCGCCTTTGCAATCTCCGAAAAAGTCACGATCCCTTTGGCTGCATTTTGAAAAGCCTTTACTAAATTCTCAGCCCATGTTGTCATATGAGCAATCCCGGCCGCTACAACAGCAAATTTTCTTCCACCTATTGCGAGACCGATCAAACCCCATTGAATAATTGCCGGATCATAAGAGATAATATTCCATATTTTCTGTAAAGCATTTTTAACTTTATCTATATATTCAGGCACTTTCTGCTTAATAATCTCTTTATTGGTTTTTATCCAAATCCCGAATCGTTTATTTATATCGTCAAGGTTCTTTTTAAGTTCGTCAAATATTCCCGCCTCCATGACTAAATTACGAAACTGAAACCATTTATCTGAGATCATCGACATCATACCGGCCCAGGTCTTTGCCAACTTAGCGGTCACACCCTTGAATTTACTACCAGCGACTTCCCACATCTCCACGAGCCGTTTACGGGTTTCCTTTGCGGTATATGAGACACCTACCTCGAAACCTAACATAGACAAGATTCCACGCTCCCGAAAAAGGTCAGCGGATGCGGCTCCTGCGGAATACATACGGATTATTTGCTCTGTGGCCTTTTGAATTGTAAATCCAGTGGCCGCTGCTATATCCCCAATTAACGGCATCCATTTCTTTATCTCGGCTCTTCCGCCCTTCATTATTCCGGCAAGCTGGGTTGCAGCCCCCATGACTTTCTCAAACTCAAAAGGCACCTTGCTCGCATAATCTGCCATGTCCTTGAAAAGCCGGTTGCCTTCTTCAACGGATCCAAGAAGGACGCCGAGCCTTACCTGGAAATCCTCCGTTGTTTTGGACGCCTCCAGAAAACTCTTTGCCAGCTTTATAATACCATAACCACCGGCCATGGCCAAAAGTGTCCCCTTTATACCCAATAAACGTTTCTTCATTTTATCGACAAGGGGTAGAGCTTTTTTAGCCCAGTTAGTGAAAGCCTTGGTCATACTGCGATCGACAACTCGGGAAGTCCCCCTCACAGTCCTTTCAGTTTTACGAGAAAACTGGCGAACTGACACCGTTCCTTTATCGTCAACTATTAGATCGAGTGCTATTGCGTCCGGCATTTAGTTTTTCCTCGGTCTTTTCCTGGATATGTTCAAGAAGCAGGATCACATATATATGTAACTTCTCGAATAATTCCGGCTGTCTCCACTTAGGAATATCGTAAACCCTGAAAACTGACTCGATTGCTCCGTAATTGACCTGGCCGTTGGATACCAGCCCAGGCATAACTTTCTCGATCAGAGATACGGCCTCCTCATTCTCGGCCATGAGAGGTATTACGAATTTACAATTCTCGCAATCAAGCTCGTCCCGGGTCTTGGCCCCCAATTCAATAGCTCTATCGCATATCTCACGACATGGATCGTCAAACGGGGAGGCTAACCGTCCTGCGATAAAGCGCTGGAGTTTTTTATTTCTTCGTCCAGTTTTTCCCTGCGGTATCCCTCAAGTTCTGTCAGGCTCCGGATAATGAAATCATCAAAACCGTATGCCTTTTCGAGTAAAAATGTCTTACTCTCACTTGTGCACGGGACATCACCATTCATTACAGCGCCTTCCTTTAATGTAAACATTCGCTCAAGGACGGCTTTATCTAATCCGCGCCAGTTCAAGATATATTTGGCAATTTCTTTATTTAACAGATTAGAATCGGCTTCCTCCATCGGCTGATGTTTTTTATAAGTTGTCCTGGTACACTTCCGGTTGATTTCCTGTAAAGCCGGTCTACTCATATAAGACAATTCGACCTCGAACCCTTCAATAAATTCAAACCAACCGGTAACTTTAGCCTTTTCGTCTACTACTGTTTTCAGGTCCACCTCTCCTCCTTATCTGCGCGTTCGCAAAAAACTCCTCTGCTTCGTAGGTTTTCGGTTTTTTGTCTTTGAACTCTACTTTGATTTTGATTTTCTGTCCTTGCACCATATTAATAGTGATCCGATCAGGTCGAAATTCTTTGTCTGCGCCTTCCTTGACACGGAATAAATCCGCCGTGATATCGGCATTAATCCTGATCCATGTTACTTTTTTACTTTGGTTCATTGGCTACCCCTCCATTTTGATTATTTTCACCTTACCAGCTAACAGTTCCGAAGCTACATCACCGCTGGCTTTGTCAATATAAAGTTCGCCATGCTCATTTTCTTTATGTACCCATGCCAGGCCTTTTTCCTCATCTGCCGTGAAACAATGTTTAAGGAATTCACCATTTAAAAAAACACGATGCTTATGTGCATCCGGAAAATATCCCGGATCATTTTTCTTAACAGATGCTCTCATGTCTTCCTCCTATACATTAGCTGTGAAGTTTATGCCGCCAGTTACCTGAAACGTGATTGTTTCCTTTACGAGCTCCCCGACAGGAACATTAATGCCAAACCCTGACAATACGGCCCACATATCGTAATGATCGCCGGTCATGTCATCGTCCGGATCATAAGAGAATAATCTCAATAGCCATGCCGCTTTCTGGGTGCCATCAACAAGATCTTCGACATCGTCCCACCAGTTAGACCCGACAAGATACCCTTCGATCGAACCAGACGCCTCGGCAAGCCCCGGGTCAAACGCTTTCCAATCGGCCTGAAATTCCGTCTTTTCTGCTGCCTGCAATACAACGTCAAGCGTCCAGTTGAACAGGTATGCGGTCTTGATTAGGTCTGTGGTCTGATCTATATATGCGCCAGTTCCTGCGCACGTTGTCACGCCAGGAGCCCCGTCAAAATAGGCCTTCCCTATTAAAAGATCGATTTTCAGTAAAGACACCGCATTGGTCGGGGTAAAGAGCAAATCCGTACAGTTCGGATTTAAGAGTCTCTTTGCCGCATCCGTAATCTGAGCATCGTTCGCCACAACAGTACATGCCTCTGCCGCAAGATTCTCCGACGTACTATCCCATTTATACAGGGCGCCGAATTTTCCATGAGTCGCCGCCATAAGATCACCCCCTTTTAATTGTAACTCAGAGCACCGTTACCCTGAAATGTGATCGTAACCGTAATAATACCAGCGACCGGGGTCGATAGACTGAGTCCTGTAAATATGATATTCCCGGAATAATAATTTGCCGCGCTGAAATAGAACAGGGTGTTCGCTGACGCTCCAGCCGGTGACGCCGCGATCACCAGATCATGGATAGCCTTCTGGCCGTTCGCATCCGAAGGGTCAAAAGATCCCGACATCGAACCCGACCATTCGGCCAATCCCGGGAGAAACGCCTTCCAATCGTCCCCGAAATCCGTAATCTCGTCAGCCGCCAATACCGCATCAATCGTCCACTCATTCATAAGCGTAACCGTGCTGGCTGCACCCCCGGTCTTGATTGTTGCCTCTTTTCCGTGTAAAGCCGCCATAATAAACCTCCACAAATTTAAGGTGATCCAAATGCGTATCTATAAGACACGACTAACTCCATTTCAAATAATGATATTAAATTCAACCCCCCAAAATATTTGGTCGTATTTTTCAAATCAGTAAACTCGTCATAAGTCCAGGAGTCCAAGACCTTCTCAACGTCCGCCATCAATTCTCTGACTTTTGTATAAACCCCCTCCTGCGTCTCCACATACCCCCATATCCAGATATGCAGCTCGCTTTCGGAAGTGCTGTAAGCAAAATTCTTTCTCACCCTCGAATCAGACCAGAACGCTAAAGCAGGCTTATCCGGAATATCAGAAATTAACGCTGGTTCTTCCGTGACCATGGCAATATCAGTCGCATATCCGTTCGCCGTAAGGATCGTCAATAATGCCGTTTTCAAGGCTATTAAAATCGTATCTTCAACTGACGCCGCCATAAGCCTTTGTGATCTCCTGTACTACATACTTTCTGACAGCCGGCAACCTTTCTATTATGCCCGGTCTTAAGTACGGTCTTTTTATGACTTTAACCCTCTTTTTAAGAACAAACAGCGGGATTATATCGCTACCCTTCCTTTGCATTAACAATAAGTTGCCGGCCTTTGATTTAAGAAAAAATGTATTCGCGAATGATCTTGCCCTGCCTCTACCAACATCCATGGCCGTCCTTGCCCCTTCCAACGGAATTGTCAGCCATTGAGCAATCGTGGGTGTGATATATGCCGGCTTCCCTGTCTCGTGTGGGCTCCCATAAATAAGCGGAGTCCCGACCGACCCGATCGCCTTATTTCCCGCCGTCTTTACCCTATGATGAATACTGCGCCTCAAATTGCCAGTCCTGACGTTCAATACCTGGCCCGACAACTTATTTCTCTTGATATAGGCCTCGATGTCAATCATACTCCGGCCCATGCCCTTCATCAGCGCCGGGAATACCTTATCGGGATATTTCTTTAATACCTGCCTGGCTTTCTTTGTCAATTCGAGTTTCATATCGCTATATTCCGATATAGATTAAGCACTTGCTTGACTGATGGCAACAACGGCCCTGTCACGAGCCCAATCGATCCCTCTGCCAGATTAATGGAAGTCAATCCTAATTTATGCTCTTTCTTGCCCTGCTTGAATGACCAGACCACCTGCTCAATACAGGCATAGGCCAAATCATACGGGATGGTGGCATAGCCGGCTGTATATTTTATCTTGATATTTCTGGCCCCCGCGAGCCAATCGTACCCTCTTAAGCCCAGGGCGCCGGCCTTCCTGTTGTGAATATACCAGCCTGAGGTATAAACATCTGTTGATTCGGTATATGCCGTTTCATTTATCTTAACTGTCGTGATCGTAATAATCGGCCTTTGGGGTAAATATAAGATTTTCCTGTTCAAAGGATTTTCCAAACCGTCAAGGATACAATCGTCCTGGCTGATATCCGGCTCGCTCAAACTATCCGGATCATAAACTCTCGTCAGAAATTTCCGGCCGCAATAGCTCTCAAACAGTGCTGTCACCTTCTCGATCAAATACCCGATCAAGGTATCATCAGTCGCTGCCGTGATTCCCTCATACGTTTTTACCAGCGCTGTCGTAGTTAAATCATAGGTCCCCATCTTTGCTCTCCACTTTCCTACATTTAATCAATATAGGAGACGCTAAACTTCCAGGATTTACCAACTTCAATCTCTGAGCCATATCGTGTAAAAATTTATGACAATAAATACATAACGTCTGAACATTGTCTTGTGTGTTATGCATAATCTCTCCGTCCTTATGGTGTATTTGCAACCTTTTAACAGCGCTACATGCTTCACATCTGTTTTTTAAGAACTTTCGCGCCCTGAATCTATAAGCACGTGTAGTTAATTTCCCTTGTTTATCCTGGCTTAAAAAACTGTCTAAATCGTTCCCTTCAAATTCGATTCCGTCTAAATTGATTTCGTCAAAATCACTTAATAAATCTATTAATTTTTCTTGATCCCACCCCTCTAGCTCAATCATTGCGGGTCGCCACTTCAAATATTCCCATCCAGCCCACCGCGATAATCGCCGTACCCGCCAAATGAAAGGGAAAATTTCCTAAACTGCACATTATTACAGTCACCATGCCGCAACTGGCAAGGAGGCTCGCCCTGCCTCTGCCCCCATCGAGAAATCTTTTTATTAAATATCTCCCGTACAAAAGCAGGACGAGCACGCCCAGCATCCCAAGCTCAAAATAAACCTGTATAGGCTCACAATGAGCCCTGTGGAAATTAAAACCTCCTCCAGGGAAAAGAACGATCCACGACCCTAATCCATAACCGATCAATGAATGACTCTGGCCAAGACATAAAGCCCAGGCCCTGTTCCAATTCATTAACCGGGTGTTCAGGCCCCCTCCGATCATTACCGGGTCATAAATAACATAGGCCAGAACTGCCATTAAAATACCGGATATGGCCCAGATTCGCCCCCGACATGAGAATCTGTAAAGCGCAAAAAGCATGCCAGCCGCCGCTAAAGCCACAACCGGGGTACTCGACTTTAAAATATACAATGCTCCGGCCAACGGGATCAGGCCTATCCATAACCTCTTACGAAAAAAGGCCGGGCCACACATAGCAAGTGCCATGCCCGTCCAGCCAATATTTCCATGAGACCCCGCCGCAACGGTTATTGTTTTGCAAGTTCCCATCGGTACAAATACCGGGTCCCATCCCAATCGTTGAGCAGATATTCTCATAATTTCGATCAATGCAATTACTACCAATAGATTAAGCCATGAATTCATACTTGGCTTTAAGAGAATAATCAAAGAAAGGAAAACTATGAAGATTAAAATGAACTGAAAATCACAGTTGGCCGATGCATACAGCTTGACAAACCATGCGGATAGGTTCGCTGCCATCCACTGCATTTGGATACATGACAACCCACAAACCCAGGCGAATAATTTAATCGGCCACGGAATAGGCAAAAATAAAATGCCTGTCATCAACACAGCATAATAGGCGATAAAATTATGACCATCAGCGGCCATATACCCGCGGACTGGATAGAATACAACCAATAAAATCAGGATCGAGTGAACGTTATTTCGTAGTAGCCTTTGAATCTTTTGCCATCGTATCCTTAGGTGGCTTAACTGGTGTTTTCGTAATAGGCTTGTCAGTTTTCTTAGCCAATTTTTCCCCGATCCATTTTTTGGCATCCTCATCGTCAGCATCCCATACAGTACCCTTCGGTCTCTCGTTAAACCTGACCAATGCCTCAATCTTCATGCGTTCTCCTTGAATTAACCCCGGAAATTTCTCTCCGGGGCATCATCAATACGTTAAAGATTACTTGTAATGGCCTGCCGCGAAATTAATTGAACAGCTTGTTAAACCGCCAAGCCAGATGAGAACAGGTGAATCATACTCGCCTGCAACGACCGCAACATCGGACTCATATTCCTGGGTATCGATACTGGCCGGTATCCTGCAAATCTCTTCCATTTCATATACCCGCCAGCCTATACCGACCGCCCTGTCAAGAGTACCAGCAACCAGGATAGTGCCGGCACCTGAGGAAGCCACGCTTTCGACAAATGCATATTTTCCTGCCGGATCCTGAATGACAATTAGATCAGCCGCGTCAAAATTTCCACCGCCGGAACTAATACTAAGCTCTCTCGTTCCCGTTATACTCGGGCTGTCTACTATCGCCTCATCTTCCTTATCATAAACATAGGCGTTCGCTGTAACCAGTGCGCTATCCGAAGTAACAGAGATACTGGTCACGACCGTGTGGTTGTTCGAGTCTCCCGGGAGAATTACAAAAGCTCCGTAAGCCCTACCTCCCGGTGTAACAATCAATGTCCCCCCTGCTACCGTCCCCACCATGCCAGTACAGAAAAACCTGGCTGCAAAAACATTACCCGGGAAGGTCAACAGGATCGCAATAGCCAAGATTCCAAATATTTTCAGCTTTTTACTCATCTGTATCACCTCCTAAGTTGTAGGAACGCCGCTCAAATTAGCAAAGCGGGTCTCGTCTGAAACGGCAAAGCCCTTCCTGAATTCTGCCAAGAAGGCCGTTTGGTTCTGCGTAAATCCGGTCCCCCAGGGATTGGCCTTGATAACAATTTGGGATCGGCTGCCAACATACGCGAAATTGGCAAAATCACCTGAGAAAATCCGGGTCTCGTTACTCCCAGCGCCCAAGGTTATCGAGATGTTATTGTCTCGATGCCATGGCTCCCCGTAAATCGACGGCAATCCTCTGCCATCCAACGGGCGTTTATAGATGTACTGGCCGTCATTGTCCTTGACCTTCATCAGCTTTCTTTCTGCCTTTGTATGACCAATGACATCAACCTGGGTCGTCCCACCATCCGAATTATCCAGCACCGAATAAATGACATTAATAATGTCATCAAAATCAAACGATGCGCCCGCACTTAAAAGGTTAGTGGTGATCAGGCCTGAAAGTCCTGTAACCGGGTCTGTTGCCGTTCCCGCACCCCTCAAGCACGCAATGTCCAGATACCTTCCTAAGGTCTTGGCAAACAAGTTGAAAAGCACCGTATCTACTGCCGGATCGCTGTCGTCCAAAAGCTGATTGGATACATAAACCAAAACAGCCAACACATGGGCTGTAATAGTCATCTGCCCAAAAGTCGGGTCGCTCTCCTGCTTTACTCCTTCGCTCTGACCACTCGGTGAACTGGACGTTGCCTCAGGAATCCAATAAGCCGTAATTCCTGCGCTCAAAGTCGGGAATGTGATCTGATGGGTCCTCATGGGAACCTGGGTGCACATCGGAGGGATCACTTCCCAATTAGTTGTTAAATCCAATAAGGTCCTCGACTCCTCTGTCGGCACTAAATAACCGCCTGCGGCATTGGAACTGTCATACAGGCTTTTCTGCTCCTTAGGACCTAAGCTGGCCATGTATACCGGGTCAATATTGGTAATGCCCTTTATGAATTTCTCTGCCGGTATAAAGGCCGGGACCTGCCCCTTGCTCATTCTCACACAATCGCCAAGAAACTGACTGAAAGTTGACTTCACTTCCGCAGCCTGCCTTGCCGCCAGTTCCTCAGCGGTCAAAACCTGCTCTTTTTTAATATCTGCCAGAGCTTTCGCGACAATCGGGTTGATGAATGGGGCCAGCTTCTCCTCATTCAACGACTGATCGAGCACTTTCTCGAACAGCGCGATAATCTCTTTTTGTTCCATAAACTACCTCCTATTATGGAATTTAAGTTTATCCGGGTCCACGATACCCAAAACACTGTTGACCGCTTTTCCGACCACCTTGGCCAGATGCTTGTCAATTATCTCCTGGGCCTGGTCCTGGATGTCCTCCTCCTTCAGTTCGGGTTCTTTTATCATACCCTTTAAAGCCGTCTCTAAATCCGCATCCTCAATTTGGGTTTCTGTCAAACCTTTCAATATGCCGTGTAAATTATTCGTGAGTTCTTTTAGTTTGTCAAGCTCAATTTGCAATTCGAGCAAATCGATCTCTCTGAAGTCCGGGGCCGGTTTGTCAAACTTCTTGTAATATCCCTTCAAGAAATTATAACATTGCTGCCTTTGATCGTCTGATAAATTTACCCCGCCCCTGGCTCCCAGGACAGCCGCCATCGCATTATGAACGCCTCCCCATACCGCTGTCGCCTTACCATCCATAATATCGGCAAAGGGCAATTTGTAACCCCCGAAGCTCTCCTTATCTTCTGGATTGACCCACACAAAACATTTTCCATATTTTTTCCAATCTACATCGTCCTTGTCCGGGCCCCCGGCCCACGATCTAACTCTCCGGGAAGCTGCCGTTGCGTCCCAGCTTCCTTTGTCATTTATCGGTAGGTCTTTACTTCCACTTATGCCTTTATCGTCTGGTTCGGTTACAATAGGCTCTATTTTCTCGACGTCGAGAGTTTTAGTCAACAGTTTTAAGTCTGCATCCGTAATCACTCCATGAGCCTTTGCTGCGATCAGGGCCTCCGGATTACTCGGGACCGTGCAAGCTGAAATTTCCCATAGCTCCTGTTCAAGAAAATCGTTACCCATACCCTTTTCACGCTCGACCTGTTCCCACCGTTTAGGCATGAACCCTACTGAGAACGATCTTAAAAACCCGCCTTTATACAGATTAAAGATTGTATCAGCGAAAGGATAATCTTCTTTTGTCGCAAACTTAGCCTGAAATACAAGCTGTTTGTCTGCGATTTTAATCTCTGTCGCCTGGGCAACCGGTGGGTCTGAATATCTATGAGCCCATGGGATAACCGGATTTTTCTTGAAATTTGCCAGATCCCATCCGTCAGACATGATTCTGTCATTATCTCGATCAATCGTTTCAGTCGACGCCACGGCCAGGAACGTCCTATCTTTCTCGTTTATGTCCTTAATCTCAAACGGAATTGTCTTTACTTTCTTTTCCATTATTTACCTCCATTTTTTATCGTAAACACCCAGGACAGCCCGCCGCCATCCACCAAAGCAAAAGCATACTTCCAATCGTAGCCACAACGACTCCCTTTGCGTTGCCATCCCCGGCCCAAAGTTCCGGTTCTTTCTCTGGCTCTACTTTTCGTTTCTTCTTGTTCACGGTGTCGTAAGCCTCCGGCCTGTCGGTGAATATGTAAATCGCATACCTGTCCCAGAGTACGACCCTGATCCCCCGCCCCCGGGTGGATCATCGGGAATCTCAACCCCTATGCTGAAATCCGTAGGTGATGTACCTGTAGGTGTTACACCTGATTCAAATGCTATCCCAGGCGGACTGGGTGTTATTTTTTCTTCCGTTTGAAATATATTATAATTCCCAAAAGCGGGCAGGTCTATATGGAAAGTAGTGTTGCCGCTTACAAGGGTACAATGGGTATGGTTCAGGCCGGCCAGGACAACGTTATTCCATCCATAAGTCTCACTCCTGTTTGACGAAAGGCTGGCTATGAAATCTGTTGTGGCTGAAACAGCGGTTCCCAGGGTTGAAACGAAAGCGTCAATAGAAATAAATGTAATCCGTTTTCCACCCGCTACAACATCGCTCTCATTGATTCCTACTGTTGCCGTGCCAGACATGGCAACAGAAGTGCCCTGTAAAGGGTGGGGATAGTTTTCAGGTTCATAAAACTCTATCCAGGTATCAGCCGCATTGCATCTATATAAAACGCCACTTGTGCCTGTTGAATTCCATGTCCCTTTATCCGTTGCCCAATAACCTTCTCCTTCGTTACAAGTTCCTGGCATATTTCCAAAAAGGCCAGTAGTAACACCTGAATCTTCTTCAGCAAAATAGTCCCTACCGCTTTGTATATGACTTGTGCTTTGATTTACAACTATGGGGCCACTACCGTCTAAAGTGTTGCCGAAAATATAACTGTTATTGATCTGCATTGGACAGGGCCAACTATCGCAATCACTGGCCCAAGGTAATGTATGGCCTGGGGGTACGCCCATACTTTCGTGAGCTGCAACAGAACAGAGTGCTGTATAACTTCCAGTGCTTTCATAATTTCGGAAATAAACGCTCCCATTTTCAATAAAAGTATTATTAAAACAGTACCATCGACCTCCTCTGGGGCTTAAAAAACCGCCCCATGTTCTATTTGCCCCATCGAAATTAAAAGTATTATTGTAAATTTCAAAATGATATGTACCAGCATTGCTGGGGCCATCCCTATGCGCCCAGAGATGCCCATGAGCAGCGAGAAACACACCGCCAGAAGCAGTATTATCTTCCTGAAATGTATTAAAGCGAATTACCATTCTGGCCCCTGAACCTGAATCCATATATTGACAAGGTGGGAAGTAGAAATAATTATCCTCTACATAAACATATCCATCTTCAATTGTATCTTGGCCGCCATCTCCTCCAGTAGTCCAACTGGTATTTCCATTACCCATCGCATACCAATGTTCAGTTCCACCACCTGCTATATAGTTATTATCTATCAGACCATATTTTAAGCTTTCACCTCCCTTTTTCTTAAAAGTACCACTACAGGTAACACTGTTATGGTCTATCCTAAAATTCTTTGAACCTCCCCAATCAAAGCCAGTAGCAACATCAAGGGTAAAACCAGTGATACGAACATTAGCGGCACTAATTTTAAATCCATACCCATTGATTGTCGTGCCACTGACGCATGAAAGAGGGCAACCAGTCGTCTGTCCCTGGATAGTTATTCCTTTGTCTATCGTGACCACGCTACCCCATGTAGCTGTGCCCGATGGAACGATCACAAGATCACCACTGCTTGCAGCGGCAATTGCTGTTTCTACGTCAGCTTGTGAGACACTTGCGGCATTGTGGGTGTCAGCATTTGCGTAAGGTAAAAATATTAAACTCAAAATGAATACGGAAAATAGAACCAATTTTTTCATAATTCCTCTAAAATATATCAGCGGTTTTATATCCTGAAAGCACACACAGATCTTTTATTCTTACAGTATCAGTAACGTTCTTTGCACTACTCTTTTCCCCTATTGTTATATCGTCCGCATCAAAATCCCACGCTACTAAATCACTATCAGTTTCTTCCCAGTTAGGGGCATTTCCTAATGTAACAACGGAAATTGCATGATCATTTCCTGCTACACCAGTCTGATATGAATATCCAACTCGATACCACGCGCCCATATTTGGATCTACTGTGCTAATAATAGCTACCTTAGTGCCACCAGATTCAAATGTTACAGCTACAGAATCACTTGCGTCACTGGTGTAAAGGACTAACATATTATCGCTATTAGAGACTGATTCAACCAATACGTTTTCATCAAGATCGCCATTAGTATCATCAACGATATACATAGAAAAATATATTGTAATTGGCCCTTCATCATTAATGCCATCTTCACCTGCAACTACCCATAGGATATAATCGTTGACTGCTGAAAACTCTACATAAGAAGATGTTACCGTGGCATCAACAATAGTTCCGTCCTTGTTGGCTGCCCCGGAAATAAAACAGGCTTTATCAGTGTCTCCGTCATAATCTCCATCATAGGCAAACATATATGTGTCTACTTTACAGGTGTAAGTAGTAGCATAGCTCCCTGCCGCTCCTGTAAAAGTGACAGGTTTAGCAGAGGCAATGGAGGCAAAACAAACTATCGAGAATAAAGCTATCAGTAGCTTTTTCATATTAATCATCCTGTTTTCTAATGAACCAGCAATTTTGAGCATTAGTGGCATCCCAGGCTACCCAGGCGTCTATGTACTCACCTATTGAACCTACGCCCGTAGCAGGTTGCTTAGCCCCGGTTCCGGGATTAGTAGCCGTACCGTCAACGTAAGAGGTTTCACCGGACGTTACCTGGATTGTAGTTCCACTTATACAAAGGTTGAATCGAACATTCATGCCAGGTTCAGGCGTAGGCAATAGATAATTTGAGAGACCTGATTGAGCATCACAATCAACGAAAGTTCCGGCAACTTCTTTGGCTAACAATGTAACTATGCTTGACAAATCATTTAGTTGAGTTGTATTTGCTCTACCACTATTTGAGTAAAGAATTGACTTAGCATTGATCGTATCAATGTCCATCCGTCTGTTACCGTTATGTAAGACCAAGCGGTCAGTCTGATACCTAAGCACAACTGACTCAAATTGAGCAATATAAACTGTGTATGGTAATTTTTGTGTTGTTCCTGTGCTTGTAGGCTGAGAGCTAAGTTGAATCTCTGACACACCAGAATTATAGATAACACGGATATCATTGTGAACAAGATTAGTTTCTGAGACCGTCACACCGCTTGGATCATCTTCTGCCGTTATTTCTACCCTTACATAGTCTCCGGCACTTGTAATGATGGTTTCTGTGTCTGCCGTTGTTACTCCTGAATCAACTATCCACCATGTGATGATGCCCTGGTCAATCGAATTATCATCAGTCGTATCCCCAGCTAATCTATCTGGATCAATATTATTGGAAGTAGCAGATTCTTTGCCGTCAAGCGCATTTTGGATGTTTTCTGTTCCACCGTCAAGATACCCAAATTCAATGTTACTCACAGATCCATCATGGATTTGAGTAGCCTCGAATGTAGTGCCTGAAGCAACTCGATTCGTCGGATCCCAATCAGCCGCACCCACGGACTTGTCAACCAATATGTATGCCCAATTACTTGCCTCATCGACCCATATGTCGCCTATTCGGTACCCATCCATTAAATCATCATTGACAGTCGGTGCCGCAGTCTTACCCCGGAAAACTCTTGACTTAGGCCCGCCCCAGCCATCCGCCCCTGCAAAGACTGGGTACAGCCATAAACTCACGGCCAGAATTACGATTAAACAAATTATCTTTTTCATCATAACCCCCTATTTACACATAACTCTCGCTATAAATCGTCTGAATCCACTCACGCCTGATTCAATATAAAATTTTAAGTACTTAGTCATATTCGGATAGAACGGGACCTGATACGGAGTTTCTCCTGAGGTCACAAGCGTCGGGCCTACAATAACGTAACCCGTTGCAGCCGACCAGTGAGCATAATCATCAATCAGGCTTTCCTTATACGAGATCGTATAAGTCACCCCTGAGGTCGCTCCATGCTCCGTGAGGATCTCCTGCACCTGAAGTGTAAAATCACCATCCAGCAACTGGACATCATCAATCGTTTCGTTCGCATCGACATTATTTATTTTAAACGGAGTCGTCCCGGACGGGTTCGGTTGAGTCGTGACCCCTGATGGAAGGTCCAAAGTAATTTCAAAGGCCCCCCACGCATTAGGCGCGATCAGTAATATCAATCCTGCTAAAATCACAATATTTACTGCGACAAATCGTTTCATCTTATTCGCCCTCCCTTATAACTGGTATGGTACAACACGAGCAATTTATATCCTCCTCCGGCAATCCGATTGATCCCGGGCACGGCCCGGATCCAGCCCCGACATAAAAATCCTCATTAATCGGGATCGCTCCCTCACCGGAATATTTAGCATAAGCCGTGACGTGCGTTTCTCTCGTACCCCCGCACCATTCTTTTCGATCAACTACTCCGCTATCCTTATATCCCTGTAAAGTCCCCTTATTGAGCGCAACCCCCGTTTCTGTTCTGGCAATCCCTAACGCCCTCACCTGGGACGGATTCCATGTATTTTCCAAAAGCCTCTGCTGTAGTTGGCCGACACTCTCACCTAATTTGATCCCTTCAATTAATTGAGCCCTGACCTGCTCGAACATATCATTCGTGATTCCAACTAATAAATTCTCTCGTTTTCGCAAGAAATCTATTACAGCCGGATTATTCCAATCAACCCCGACTATATCAACCCCGACAAGGCCCAAGGCCTCATCAAATGCCAATGCAAAAGTAGCCTCGACAAAGGGTATAGCGCCATCCTTCATTTCCTCTACCGCACTCTTTAGATCAAAATTCAGGCTCCCCCACACGTCCTTGCGATCCTCGACCCATTTCTCGACTCGTTTATCCGACATACCGGCTGTCTCGCCCTCGACCCTTTTCCATTTATCATCAAGGTTCTGCTCGACCTCTTTTCTCAATCTGCCAAAATACCGCTTCAACCATCGTTCCAATCCCCCTGATAAAGTTCTCAAATGACGTTGGTGAAGTTCATATAAATTATTCTTAGCATCCTGATTTAACTGTTTTTTTTGCTTATCACCTTCACCAATCGGCTGTGACATACCCGGTTGAATCATAGTCAATGGTATCCAAGGCTGGTCGCCCCACGCAACCGGCTCAAGGCCCTCGGTCGCCCTCTCCTCATTGATCGACCTGTAGTAATTTTTCAGGTGGGTTTCCCTGCGTTTAAGCTGAAAGTTCTTATCGCTCGGAACAGGGCTGTCAAATACCATCATAAGTTTAGGATCGTACTTATGGAGCAGTTGTAATGTAATCGTCTCTGCCTGGAGGATTAACCGCGGTTGTATACACTCCTCATTAAACGCCTGGTCAATTCCTAACTGGTTAGCCTTGTTCACGTCCTTAACCGTCCCTAATTTTCCTGCCGGGACCCCGTACGCCTCTAAAATATCCTCCTTTGACGCTCCCATTAATCCCAATAACTCAAGGTCAGTATTAGCAATATTCAAGACATGCGCCTTCAATCCACTTCCCAAAATTGCCGGCATCCACTTCCTGTCAACCCCTTGATGCCTTTCGTTCCATTTTGCCAGGAATTGATCTGCCTGCTCCTGTATAATATTATCGGCTGTTTCAAATACCAGATCAGGCCGGGCTGCGTTCTGAAAAAAGTTTCTCTGCTGTTTTCTTATTCCCAAATCTGTATCATATGAGTACGCCATCTGCTGTATAGGGCTGGCCCCTTCCAATAACAGGTGAGGGTGCGGATACCTGAAATCCACGATCTCTCCTGCCGGATATATAACCCTTCTCATTCTGCCTGTCGTCCCTGATTGCACATAAAACTCATATCCTCCGATCAAGCTGTCCTCCCCGGGTATAATCTTGGAGAAATTACTCGGGACCAACGGCCAAATCTCCTGGGGCCTCCCCGCTCCGTTCAATATCAGCCGGAAAAATCCCCTCCCGCATAAATCAAGATGAATCTGCATAAACGCCATCAACTGTCTGAATGTCCATATCGGATTAGGGCGATCGGTTAAATCATAAAACGGGTGGCTCTTTACCTCTGCCTCCTCGCTACCCCTCCGATAAATCAGCTTCCAAGGAATAGTTGACGCTCGATTCTTTATGACATTCACGCATTTATAGACATGATTCTGGTAGGCTTTAAGCTGTGCGTCTTTTGATCCCAGAGAAGTACCGGGTAATGGAATGTCTGTCAACGTTACCCATCCCTGAGTTAAATCCTTCACTATGGCCCTTGCCCGGTTTTCAATCCTCCGGTCAAGCCATGACGCGATAGGGTTGCGCATTTCTAATGCTCCATTTAGGGTGGAATTTCTCGATGGGGGCAGTTTTGGAAGGGTTAAACAAATATTGTATTAATCTAATCTTAAAATCTGGACTTAGGCTATTGTAACGACCTCAAGACTTGTTTTGCCTCTGTGTAAGCTTCATAGACAATACATGGTTCGTCTTTGTTCATTATCGGGTGTAAAAGTTTCAAGGCTGTAACACACAACGACAATGTGCTTTTAATATGTTCAATGCTTTCAGTTTCCATTCATGGGCACCACAGTTTATAATTTAGCCACTTCACATATAAATGACCACATTTAGGGCATTGAGTTGGCCCAGGCTCGCCTTCATATCTATGACCGCATTTTAAACATTTATATTTTGCTTTTACCTCAATGGTATAATACCGTATTGTAACCTAAACAGCATAGACAAGACCGCGCTGAATGGCCTCATCTTCCATACCGTATCTAATGGCATCAATGGTATGGTTGTCTCTATCAACCGGGATATTAAGTGTATCACCGTCCCGGGTCTTTTTCCATTGATATAATTGAAATTCATTTATCACGTTCTGACAATTCTTGTCAATGATAATCTTCAATCCTTTTAAGAACTGGATCCCGAATCCGACCGAATCCTTACCTTTAAGCGCACCCAAAGCGTTGATATTTTCCCGTTTCAACTCCTCAATACTCTTAGGCTCCGCGCTGTCGCAAGTCACATATTCAGACCCGATCATCGGCTTTAACGCCTTGGCGATCTCCTGGTTAGTCAACCCTCTTTCATAAAACTCGTCTGTAATATAAAGGATTTTCCGCTTCTTATCATAATGCATCCGGACAAAAGCTGTCGGATCATTCGTGAACCCGAAATCAAGGCCATTCTTATAATTATCAAACTTCTTTTTAACTTTACTGAGGTCTTGGACTTCCCAATTACTGAAAACTACCGCGCCCAGGGTCCCCCAATTACCCAATGTGTAAACGTCATGCCAATATTTATCCCCCTCATGTTCGAGCTCGTAAATATCATCATCTTCCAGGAATCGATTATCCTTGTAAATCGTCTTGAGGATTATCAGCCGTTCGTCTCGATATAAGATGTCCTTATCGGCAAAATCCTTAAAGAACTTCTTGAACAGCCAATGACTCCGCATAATCGGGTTAAACGATAAGATCAACCGCTTCTTAACCCTGGTCTGACCCCGGAGCCGCTTGTTTAATTGTTTTATATCTTCTTCTATCGTTTCGGTCGCTTCTTCAATCCAAATGTCTGTGATAACTCCTCTCTGAGCTGTGATAGATTTTATCTTCTCTATATCGCCCAATCCCTTAAAAAGAATCTGGTACCCATTCCTGCAAGTTATTTCTAAATTAGATTTATTGATTTTGAAAAGACGTGACACTCCCCAACTTTCAATGTTCTTTGTAATCTCTTTATAGGTCGAGCCTCGATTTGTATCAGCAATATTACGGACAATTAAATAGTTTCGGCCTCCATCGAGTAGATTATAAATGGCGCGCTGCGCAATAAAAGTTGATTTGCCTGACGAAGATCCCCCGAAAAAAATCTGCGTACGGGTGTCGTCATTCAGATACGGAAGGAAGGCTTTGTTGAATACGGTAGGATCAATCTCGATGTGCAAATGGTAGTACCTCTTGCCTTAATCTATCCACCGCTATTTCACAATTTTTTTCTTCAATATCAATCCCAATAGCGTCAAGGTTTTCGTCCTTCGCCGCTAATAATGCAGTACCCGAGCCCATAAAAGGATCTAACAATATCCCGCCCGGCATCCTTTTTATGATTGTCCTATATAAATGAAGCGGCTTTTGTGATATATGGAAACGTCCTTCTTTGAAGTTGCTTTGCGGGCGATTAGCCTTAATAACGGTCTGAAACCATATCCCTTTCTCAACCAGCAATCCTTCGGGATCTCCTTTTTTAAAAAATTGGGCTATTTCATGTCTCCAAGACCAGCCTTTTTCATGGAGTTGTGACGAATATCCGTTTGGACCCCACCAGATAATATGTTGGATGAATTCAAAGCCGGTACCTTCAATAATGGGCCGGGATAAATAAATTCCTTTATCGCTGTGAAAAGAATATAGGTACCCGGAATCAACGAGCTTCGATATTTCCTTGAATCTTTCTTTAAACCATTTCCAGTATTTTTCTTGTGGCTGCCTGTCATTTGTCTTTGAGCCAAAATTCTTGCCGACATTAAACGGCGGATCCGCAATGACACAATCGACTAATGGCAGCCCCGGTATGATCTCAAGGCAATCGCCATGGTAGATCGTGATATTCGGTTCTTGATAGTAGGGTTTAATCATCTCGGCCTGTACTCCGCTCCCTGCTAATTTAAACAGATTAAGTTAAATTAAGTTATTTACTTCTCACCTGGTTATGCCTGTTCGAGAATTTATGTATATAAGTGTCGCCATAAGTATATGTTATTTTACAATCCTCTTTTCGGTCTCTATGCATTGCCCGGTGTCGTGTGATTCCCAAATAGTGGAAAGTTTTTTCGCATGTATGGCAATAGCAATTTTTTTCTTTCATTCGTCGTCCTCCCCTTTAACCGTTACCTTTATCACTTGGTCGCCCGGGTCCTCACCCATCAACGTGAGATCGAGTTTCGCAAGCCGGTCAAATGATGCCATTGCCTTATCTAAATCCTTCGCCGTCTCGACGTCGAGAGTTCCGGCTTTTAATTTTTCGACTGCCGTCCCGATCAAAGCCTTGACTATTTTCAGATTATTCTGGATCTCTCTCCGGTATTGTGCCTTTGTCGCTACGACTGCCCGGATATCCTTTTTTTTCAATGCCCTGGCTACTTCAATATCCATTAAAGCAACCCTCTCCTGCCAGTTAAGAACTGACGACCAGCGCTCTAAAGCCCTCTTGCCGATATTGAAACGTTCAGCAACCGCCTCAAGCGTTCTCTTGTCCCCCAGGCTGTAATAATATGAGAAGGCCTTTATATGTTTCTGGTTTTCTATCATGATTTCACCTCAGTTTCTCTTTTTTTTCCCACACTTTTAATGTCTGATTTACCACTTGCTTAACAAAATCCATATTATATTGCACACAAGGACAGGGCGGTATATATCGGGCTTCTATAAAGATACCTCTACAAATCTTACATCTATCAGGCACTTTCCCATATGCCTCTTGAAACGGACACGGTGAACCTTCGCCCTTTATCCATCTCTTGATAAGATAGATATGGCCATTATTCAGGTGTTTGATTCGGGGGTTCATTCGAATCCCTCAATGCCTGATAACGGCATATATTCAATTTTTACCTTCATGGAATTTCCTTGCCCTTTCTCCTATCACCTTCAAGATATGTTTAAACTGTGGTACAGTGTGAAACTCAGTTGGCCTGAATTCTTCCTGCATCCAGAACTTTATATATCCGTGTTTTAGGGAGATCCACCTTATCTTACCATTAATCAGGGTGTATGCCTGGGCATGGTGCAGAATTCGTCCCACGCTTGGCCCAATAGCTACCATGGCCATACGATCAGAATAGATTTGATATATTTCCGCACAGATTAGGGCTTTTTCTCCACACATGAATCTGATTTTTGTTAAGTCAGGACTACACCTAATAGGATGAGTAGCACAACTGAATAGAAATAAGACTGCGATTAACCAGAGATTTTTCATTTTACCCTCCTTTCCTACCTCACGCCCTGATGTTAGCGGCTTGGGTTATGCTTAAGTAGGGTCGTATGGATTATATCCTGTTATAATAGAAAATATCTTTTGCAATCTTATGCTCGTTTTAGGAATTTCTACTGGAGCAAGTTTAAATAACTGCCCAATCGTTTCTTGATACTTCTTAATCTCTTCAATATCTTCCTCTGAAATTATAATAGTAGGCATCTCCTTCTCCTTTCTCTCAAATTAGCGGCTTAGGCTGGTGAGCTGAACTCCGACCTCTACTGGTCTTGTCCCACCAACCCTCACCGCTTGTGCTGACAGTGGGTTATTGTTGACCAAGACAATGGTAAGTGCGATCCCACATGGAGCCAGTTCCCTCTGGCATGTTCACGCTTGCTTGGTATCTTTTATGACTGCCAACACACTAAATCGACTGTTAATCCTCCGGTTTTGATTTCTGAATTATGAGCTTATAAGACCACTCAAAATCAGGAACCATGCTTTGGATCTCCTCTGCCGCCCGCTCCATGCGGTTAATCAGGTTATTGATCTTTTTCAAATCTACTTTTGGCATGTCCGCTTACCTCCCTTCGTTAGATTTATGCTTCTTGCATTGTTGGCTTTAAAGTAGTTTTACCGTTTGACCTAACTGCGATCACTTTATATCGCGCTCCTTCAATATTAATTATCATTCCCTTTTGTAACCGGAATACCCTAACCTCTTTAACTTTTGGGTCATTTAAAAAGGCTTCTAATCTCTCCGGTTTATACATTTCCATGTCTCTCTTGAAACCATTGTGTTCAATCGCTTGCATAACTATCTCCTTTCATTAAATTTTCCAATCAAAAGGTTAATATCCTTCTTGATCTAATTCTTCTGAAATATGTTTACGCCGTTGACCTTCTTCAAGTCCACGCTCATAAGAATTTTTATCACTGTCTGTTTGTGGATACTCTCTTTCTCCATAATGTTTTTTTCCATATCCATCATCAAAACCATCGTTATAAAAGTCTCTCATCTACCTCTCCTTTATATTTATATTGTGGATAAGCTTAGATTTCCCAATCAAACCGCTCTCCACACTGTGGACACGTCACCATGATCGGCTGCGGGTCCTCCGATCCTTCCGGTTCTTTTGTCTCCTTCGCCTTTGGTGGCTTGATCTCTTTTCGCATCCTATGAACGCTCCAGCCTCCCTCCTCAGCTTCTTGCAACCAAAATTCTCGATCAGGCTCAAGCATGGCCGCCACGACCTCATAATGACTCCAGGATAACTCTCGGCGTCGAGATTCAGCCGGGATTTTATTCGCTACCCATTTCCATTGACCCAGGGTTTTCGGGTCCAGATTTTCAGGAATAAGCTGAGCATATCTCTCTCCGAACTCTATCTCAGCCATATTCAAGAGATCCCCGAACCACCATTGAACAGCCCCAGTTATCCCTGTCAATATCCCTGTTATCTGTTCGGCCTCTTTGAATGATATACGTCCCGTGAATACAAGGGACCTCTCGTCATACCTGATCGGCAAATTTCCTGGCACTAAAATCTCTGTCTCTGTCATTCAATATCCCTCCTTTATTAAATATACGTGCTGACAGCTCGGCGCACCTCAAAACAATAAACAGCTTGCGAGTCCCGGATTGATCAGTCCGTTAGCGTAGCACCGCTCTTATTATCTTGACGAACTGCCAACACGCGTTCTTTCCGTGTAATTTTAAGCTGATGCGGGCCAAGAATTTCAAAATCCATATCTTTCATGTGCCATATTATAACATTCTCTATAGCATCCTTAATGGTTGATTTTCCACAACCTGCCGGCCCTTCAAACGTCACTATTGCAAATCTCTTTACCATTTCAATATCCTTCCCTCTCTAAAAATTCTGTGAGTAATTCGACCATTTTCTTAGCCGCCCATTCTCTGCCGATTTTCGCTTCTCCTGTGTGTACCTGATTATGGCAAATCCTGCATAAAGGGATAATCTGGCTATCAGGTACCTTGATTCCCATACCCCGATCTCCAAGTGAATAATGATGTCCATCATTCGGTGGGTTTGAATAACATTTCATACAGGGGTGCATGCTGACAAATTCACGATACCGGGCGCTGCGCCATGTTTTAGGTTTTGGAATCTGCCTGCTCTTTCTCATTCCTATATTAGTTAAGACCATTATTAAGCCTCCTTTTTAAACAACGGCATGATTTTTCCAAATAATCCCAATTTTTTAATCACAACCTCCGGGCTGTCTGCTGTAAATGCAAACCCGCCATTATCCCTCACTTCCTGTAAAAACTGGCTTTGTTTTTCCGTAGCCGTGCCCCCAGGGGCCTTAACTTCGATTGCCAAAAATACGCCTATCTCTTTCACATTCCACTTGATAAGGTCCTCGACTTTAACCCTATACACGCCCAGGATATCAGGCACTCCCGGGTAAGAGCCCATGCCCGACCAATGCTTGAAGTGCCAGACACGGCCCGCCTTAAGTACGTCCCGGACAGCTTTTGTGACATCACGTTCGAGGATCTTTTTTTTCACGCTGTTAGTCTCTCATAAACTAGGGTTAATACCGATACTCTGGCCCTGGCGGGGGGCCTCCACGAGCCTTATGAATTGCCTTTTTCAATGGTGACATTTCCCCCTCCCTTGGCTCGGTTGGTTGGGAAAGCTTACGATATCCTTTGAGCAAGCAATCTGCTCCTATCACATCGGCATCAATCCATTGAGGTAATTTAGTAAGATCAGTTATTGTTATTAGTTGCACAACTCTTGCTTCAAATACGTCTATTACCCGTTCTTTTAGTGACATCTTAATCCTCCCTCGTCATGGGTGGTTAGCTTCGATAGCTACATAAGTGTCCTTACTTCCACATTCAGGACACTCTGTAAGTCCCATAATCACACAGGCCATGAAAATGTGACCGCACTTTCCGCAAATTGCTTGGATCATTCGCCCCTCCACTCCGATAAAACCCATCGGAATACCTTGCGAATATACCACATTTCATAATTACTTGTCGGGCAATTTGACTTTAATCCAGGAAAGATTTTATTGCATTGGCAAGCCGGGACCCAATGATTCATAGGATTTTCAAAATCGAAAGGACATTGAAATAATTGTACCTTAAAACTGCTATCCAGCCACCATTCGATCCCATCAATATGTCTCTGGGTTAGCTCCGTAATATCTCTTTTCATTTCTAATCCTTTCAAGTGCCTCAAAAAGTTCTATCAACAATACCAGACTTTATCTATCCACTCTGGTTCAAGATCGGTTTTCACCCATTGTCCGGTAGTTCCGTTCATATCAGAGGTGTCCTTAACTTCAACAATGGTATGAATTTGATTTTTTATATTGTACCATTTTTCAAGTTCCTCAGATATCTGCTCATCATACGGACACCCAATGAATTTTACTTTATCACCTACTTTTAACAGTGACATTTCTAATCCTCTTTAATGCCTTAAAAAGTTCTCGCCAACGTTCCCTGATATATTCTCTCTGCAACCTTGATATCCGGTCAGGATCCTTAGGCGGGTCTCGCGGGATGCTCGCCAAGGTTTTATTTCGGTTGATCGTGTAGGGCATTAGCTTTCCCAAAACGGTTTCTGATAAGTTTTATCACTTATCCAGGACACCGAAAACGTCTTGATATTCTGATTCTCAATATCATTCATGGCATTTTCCACAGATTCTCGGAGATCGTCCTCATCGTCAAATTCGTCAACAGTTTTCTTTCTGTCATTTTCGTATATCGTCAATCGGTACAGCATTTTCTGCTTCCTCTATTTCAGCTAAAACTATTTTTAATTTATCGCACGATTCTCTCGGAATCATACGACCATAAAATTTCCCATTCTCAAAAACCTCAAAGAAAATCCCGCCCTTTCTGCCAAGAACGTCTTGTCGTTCATTATTTAAGGTATCAAATACTGGCTTAAATAATTTCAAACTGTTTTCCGATAAATATCCTGATACTTTTGTAATAGCCATTTTCCCTCCTCTCTCGACGTCGAGAGTAATTAAACTCATTTATCCTTACCTTTTAATAAATTCACCACTTTTCCGACCCCTCCCCTTTATATCCCTCTTATTTACACTCCTTAGTATAACTTGTAACTTGTGAACTTAATATATATATTAAAAGAAATTAATCAGTTAGCCTATTTTACCATTATGTGAACTAAGTGAACTTCATCAGCATCAAATACACAAATTCACATATTATACCTGAGATCAGCCGCCAACTTTATCGGTCGGCTGGATTTGATTGTTAGATGACTTATCGGGGTAAATTTTAAAAGGCCTCAATGTTTTATTATTCACAGCCTCATCAATTTCTAAATACGTCCCATAACCTTTACACCACATTTCAAATCGCCAGAATGGATATAATTCCTCTGGTGTCATTTTTAAACCTCCTATTTTATAGTCATCTAACGACATGGTTTTAAAGAACAATATTCCGTCTATCCATTCTCCTCAGTCTACGCCATTCCCTACCAGCCTGACATAAAGCCACGACCATGATCCCGACAATTACCCCAAAGATAAAAACTACTGGATCCACATCACATCACCTCACTATAATACAAAACTGGTTTTTTCGATCCCTCGACCCGGGTGGGTGCGACCTGGATTGTCTCCTGTTCCTGCATAGTTTCAATCGCTGAATTCAATTCATACTTACTGAGGTGCGTTGTCCTTATCAGGTCCCGCCGGGTGATCTTGCCATTATGACTCCTGATCGCCCTCCGGATTTTCTGGATATCTTTGTTCGACTTCCCTGTGACGATCTCCTCTTGTTCGATTTTACTCATATGTTTATATAGCCAATTAGCTGTCGCCACGGCCTCAGTCATAGATTCGCCCGATATTTTAAGTTTCTGTGCCCGGTTAATCTCAAGCAGCATTGAAAACTTTATAAGATATCCCTGTAGACGACCGGCGAATGGTGCAAATCGGCCACCATTTAATTGACTTCTAAGTCGCATTTTTTCATACCATTCGTCATGGATCAACTCTGCTGTCTTTGACAAATAACAGGGCCCCGAAATAGTTTCAAATACCTTAAACCACCGGTACATCTCGTTTCGCTTTTCAGGATCAGCCGGAGGAGGCCTCGGCTTGCTTGCCCCACGTTTAAGAGCTGAAATCATCAAAAACCTAATCAGCAATCCTCCCTCGACATCTTCATCTTTTAACTTATCCGTAAACCATGCGAGGGTAGTAGCCGCCGATATATTAAAAGCTGGATACTCTATGGTATAGGTATCTTTCGTGAGCTCTCTGTCGTATTTTTCTGGGGCATCATATAAATCGGCTATCAATCCCCGGGCCCCCTGCATATAATCACGGTTCAACAGCCCTAAGAATGTCTTAAACTCCGAAAAATAAAATGCCCCGCACGGACGCTTAGACAGCATCATCACGAGGCGCTCATAGCTAAATTCATTCGGGTAAAGCAACTTGCTGTCATACCGGTCGAGCAATCGCTTAGAGATCATAATCGCTGTCGTCTTATGATCGATCGTGGACTCTCCTAATAAGATAATCCACAAATTAGGATACAGCCGGGTATCCCCCCAGGGAAGCCAGACTTTATTTCTCAGAATAGCCGCCATCGTAGAGAATCCCATGAACCTGTGATAATCAGGACTTGCGTCCGTTATCTCCTCAGCATACGCCTGGTATATGTCGAGAAAAGTATCATGCCCCATCCCCGCTCCCTATTAGATTTTAACAATTTCAACTACTTTTGAATTAAGTGGGGGATCAGGCTTTAATTCATATTTTGCACTTTTTATACATTCTTCTGGTGTATCTCCGCCAGAAAAGCCAATTCTATTGAACAGACAGAATATTCCCAAACGGCTTAATAACCCAGATCGAAAGGCAAAATATCGTTCATCCCATTTCATATTTTGTTTAACTATTACAATTTTCATCATATCTCCTTCTTCGTTACAAACCTAATCCGCCAGACCTTATCACGCCAAAATTTCACATTTAAGGCATTCGCTTCCTTACCCTTCTTGGATAACAACCAGCCGACTTTATAATCTGGCCACGCTGCTAAATCCACAAATGATATTATAACCGGCCTGTCATCAAACACAGCCCCTGACCCGAATCTATTTTTACAATCTTCACAAATCAATGAAGGATCGAAAAAAACGAGGCCCCCGCTCTCTGGCTGTATCTTGCGAAAATACATCAAATAGCCTGCCTCGTGCTCCCCACATCGACCGCACGTTAAGTCTTTTATCATGTCCTTATCCTTCCTTATAATCTTAAATCATACCTTTAGGATCATAATGATATTCTGTTTTAATTTCAAATCGAGCCGGCCATCCTTCAATCTTATCAGCTGGTTTAAAAACTATGCCTATCGGTAATCTATAACTCGTATCCGGATCGTCAGCACAAATAGGTAAATCTCCATATTCAGCAATTAGCTTTTCCAATGCCTTTACGGCCATTGATGCTTTTGTATTGAAATCCATGTCCTTATCCTCTATGGATAATCAAGGACCTGATGAAAACCTTACCCTGAGTTGCCGCTTCGATCGCTGTCGCTTTATCGGGCGTCCACGGCTTATCAGGATATTTTATATGCCAGAACAAAAGCTGACGCGATATCCCTGCCCTTCTGGCAAGGTCGCTCAATATCAATCCGTGCTCCTGCATATATTCTTTTATTTCCATGATCCTTGATTATACCATGTAAAATGGTTTGTCAATTATTATTTTACATCTACTTGCCGACCAGTTTAGATACTTTCTCAAATATCGTTTTCTGATCCGCCTTTGTCAAAATCCCTCCATACCCGCCATAAGGCTCAAGGATCTTATTCATTTCGTCCAGCTTACCGCTCTCCTGGACATCTTTATTAAACCCCGCCATGACCGCCTGAAATCTCTCGTTCCGGTTTTTGATCTTACTGAGCTCCTCAATAAATTGATCCATGGCCTTCGGACCTATATCGCTTGATTTTTCCACCTTAAATACTTTCTTAAGGCCTTCGTATTCGTCTGGATCGATCTGTTTTTTGATCTCGCTCACACGGCCTAAAAAATCATAATCCTGGCCGTTCTTTGTAGTTTTCTTGCCATAACTTCCTTTGGGTCCCTTATCCGGGTCCTGATCATCTGTCGCAATATTAAAGGTTTTAAGCAGAAAAAATTTCTCGGCATACGTCAAGGCCTTGCCGACCCCTTTTTCGCTATCGTCCAGGCCCTGAGAATACCATCGGCACTTGATCTCCTCCTCAGGGTTGTCTGTATTGATCCAAGTAAAGAGCATAGTCAGTTCTGTAAAAAACCACTCTTTGCCTTCTTTAGTCTTATGAGGCCGGACTTCACTTTTCTTTATGGCCGGGATCAGCATCAAGCCCTGCTTGTCCATTTCAGCCCGGACAGCCATCAAGACCGCTGAACTGCTCACATACTTAAATTTATGGAAGTCATTGAAAGCGTCCGTCTGAATATGCGGGACTGCTTTTCTGACCTCAAGTAATTTCTGGTAAATATTCATATCTCATGTCCTCCTTAAATTAAAAAGTGAGGGGCCCAGGATCGCCCAGGATCAATCTTAGGCCCCCTGTTCATATCAACCCACACTTATTCGGTTCCCTCCTTCCCCTGGGCAATATCTTTCGCATATTGACAGAACGGAGCTACATCGCAAAAATCCTGGCACCGCCTTCCGTCCCATGATTCCCAATCATCACATTTTCTTGCGTATCCCATTGCCAATGCGACTTCAATATCTGCGTTCAAATCAGCGTAATAATCCCTGACTTCTTTATCGGGCAGTCTCTTAACAGGGATTTTATACAGATTACGTTCAATATGTCTGGTTTTTGCGATCGCAAGGCCGCCGTCCCTGACAGGGATTTCAAGGAACATTTGAGAAATAGGAAAATCAATAGATTCAAAATCTATCCTATAACTATTTAACTGCAATTCTGCTGCCCTGAGATCAGCCTTCTCCGGATTAATAACTACCTCCGAGATCGTTTTGGTTTTCGGTTTACCCTTATTCGGCCCCGATTTCAAAAGGACTGGGTTTCCATTTTCGAGAATCGGCTCCTCATGTTTCTCTATGGTCATACCTAATGCTCGCATTACCCGGTATGATCCCCAGGTCTTGTCGTCATATAAAATAAAGGATCCGTCGTTATATTCGTCCATTTCAAGGCAATCAGGAGTCCCGCCTTTTAAACGCTCCTCTGATAAAACATTCAACGGGGCATGAGTATGGAGTTTCCCATGGGTCCCTGTCCCCAATACGGCAAACACCCGGCTAAGCGGGTCAACAGTATAATCACACGTTTTTGTTAAATAGATTAATTGAGGTCCATTTCCGGCCGCGCTTGCGGTTATCCCTCGCCATTCCCGATCGAAGGCAACGGTATTGAGATAACGCAAACTGGCACATCGTTCCTGCATCCTGCATCCTCGATAAGACAAGCACTTTTCTATCTCGACTGTCTCATCGTCTGGACATTTAAAATATTTAGCTGGCATCGCTCTCCTCCTATTCTGCTAAATCCTTTTCAGCTTGTTCATAGCCGTCTGCATGTCCTTCATCATACCTTCGATCTAAACATTTTTCGCATGGCTCAACTATTACGCCTCGCCCACGAGATTCGGCCTCAGATTGATTACACAATCCCTCGCCACATGAACACCAAACTTCAACTTCAATGCTGGTAGTTATTTCAGGCATCGCTCTCCTCCTTCTCGACATCGAAATCATCATATGATGCAAGTGCAGCATCAAGACCATCAAGACGATCAAGCTCCTTGCCAAGATTCAACAACCCCGCGTCCTCAAGCTGCTCTTTAAGCCGGGCCGCGAGGTTATCAATTTTCTTGACAGTATCAATTAATTCCTGTAACGTACCTTCTATCATGTCCATTTCCTCCTTTCTGGGCGCTCTTTACGGGGCGCCCTTTTTTACGTGCGGTACTTTTGAAGTTTCGGCCTAAGCTCGTTGTGTCAGGCTCGTTGTCGGCTATTATCCGATTTCCTCTACTGGCGACTTCCTTACGAAAGCGAGAGGTCCGAAATACCGTATCCGCTCCAGCGCATATTGCCTTTTCATTGCCTTACTGGACTTACGGCTTTCGCTCGGCCACCCCTACCCTATGTTCGGGGATCTCAGCAACTTAAACTCAGCGCGTATGGCGCGTCCTGTTTTCCATAGCTTTCGGTTTATGTGTCTTCAATTTCCCGCACGTTTTTTATCTCCGATCAATACGGCCACAATGACCATGCCTAATCCGATCGCATTTAACCCCCACGCTCCCTCAATCAAACAGAGCACAAGGCCAGTCACAATCAACACTATCTGGATAATTTTTCTCACCTCCCTCACTTTCTAATTTCCTTACACCATGCTATCATTGCCTTTTCTGAACCCCAGGAACCCAAAGGCGCTTGATTATAAAGGAAATCAGCATAGTCACGAAGCCTATGGGTATTCACATCGTCAGCTTGAGCAAAGGATTCCACGAGTTTATTTGAAATCACGGCCTGGAGAAAACTTCCGGGAAGTACCCCTCGCTCAATATACAACTTCATACCACTTTGCATATAATCAGGTAATTTACTATAATCAGGCATTTCTTAGTCCTCTCGTTTAAAGTGTTGACTGTGATTAGTAAATTTCAAGATCCTCACCCTTGTTTTTAATATACCCTAACCAATAGTTATTAACCTGTTGAGGTAATATGGCCGGAGCTACACAATACATTTCTCCAAACTCATTTTGACGATCTGCGTCAAATAGATCGACCGAGTTTTTAGGATCGACTCGTGCAGATTTTACGAGTTTTCTCATTTTCTCCTCCTTAATTAAGCTTGATTTACTTTCGTTTACCATCTTTAACCTCTTTTAATTTCATAGTAATACATAAAACACCGTTTGTCAAATGGTATTTTACAATATGGACAAAAAAATAGCAGGAAATCTCCCCTGAACGCAGACCTTTGTTTTATTATTTATCAGCAAGCGCCTTCGTTGTAAAAAACCGGAGAATCCAGTTCAATACCATAGCCCCCGCCGCCACGACCTTTGGGTCCAATTCATAGCCCAAAGCTCCGACCAGGGCAATCAACGCCAGATAGCCAGCATTAAAATCAATGGTCTTGCTTTTGATGATTTGCTTGAAGGTCATAAAATATCTTCACCTCTTATTTTACTGGTATTGCCGGGATTCTATCAAGCAATTCCCTAAGTGCCTTGATAGCCTCAAGAGTTGCTTTCATGGCCTCAAGATTAGCCTGTGGTTCTTTGGCTGCCGAAGATCCGAGTTCAATTGTAATGTCCTCTACTAACACTCCATCCTTCGTTATTTTCTTTACAACCTTTAGACCATCCAGTTCATGGTCGCCCCAGCTCTTGAAGGTAGCAGTTCCCCACTTAAAATCCACACCTGGATTTGTAGCACAACCCCCCAATGCCAATACGAAAAATAGTGCTACACTTAAACCGATCAATCTCTTTTTCATTCGCCTTTCTCCTTGTTTTTAAACGGTTTTTCGTATTCCTTAATTGCCTTAGTCATATGCTTTAGGATGCCTGCGATCTCCGCGGCTCCATTACGTAAAATATGTTTTAAATCCTCAAGTTGTTTTTCCTTGTCCACCAACGCTCTTACCTTCTATCCAGCCACGTATAAATGATACATCTTCAGCAGTCTTTGAGATTTTTCCATCTAAATCTTTAAAATGAGTTTCGCCTTTCTCCAATTTTTCATCTACAACTGCCATGTCTTTCTTGCAGTCCTTTTTAGATACCCCACAGTTATCTTTTACTTGCTTGCCGAAATTGATCCAGCCTAATTTCTTAAGGGCCATGGTCACTCCCCCTATGGTTATGAATCCCCCTGTAATTGCACCAACAAGTTCATTGATCGTTAATTCCATAATTTTTCCTTATCGAATTTCGACCCCTAATATTTTTATAACGACATCATAAAAAGTGCCGTCACGTTCAATGTAAATATCACCATTCGCATCGCACGGAACCCAGCCCACAGCTGTATGGTTTTTGGCAGCAACGATCACATCCTCGATACGTGGCCCGCTTATACCTCCGCCCGCAGATAACAGGGCAATATATTTGTCTGTAGTGGCACACTTCCCGGTGATCTGAGCATAAACAGCCTTCACGCCCTTCGGAATCTTACCTTCCGTCTGCACTTCGATATTGATTGCAATATCCGCCGAAACCGTGACGCCACTATAATCGGTCATGGTTACACCGCTCTCAACCCAAAGGATCTCTCCGGGTGGCTGGATATAATTTCCTTCACCGATTGAACTCCCGAAAACGAGCATGGGCCGGGAAACATAGGCGACGTCACCTGCATCGCCCTCCCAATTAACGTCAGCATGAAACCATGTAACCCCACTTCCTATTGTTCGCGTCACGCTAACCCAAACTAATGAATTGGATGTGACAAAACTGCTTTCTGTTGTGCCATCGCTATCATTAATCACTAATTTTATATTATCATCATCACCGCTTGCATCGTAAACCCAGGCGCCAAAAGTGACTGTTCTTCCTTCAAATTTAGAGTTACAAAACTCGTTAAGGTAATAAATGTCCCATACTGGCCATATAAATTGTTCAATGTTGTTATGGCCTTTAACCACCTTTACCCCATAAAACCCTTTACAATGCGTCGAGTCCTGTTGCCAGCGGTAAATATCAAGCGTGGATGTTCTTCTCCATCCATCAAAAGCCGATACGCCGGATATTACAAAAGCTGGAGTTATTTCAGAAAGCGAGATATTATCGAAATAGGCGTTGTCATTATTACCTTCTGCTCTACACATTATTCGCCAATCTGTCTGGGTTGATACACACTCCCATATTATATCGTATGTATCCCAATTTCCTGCGCCTGCGCCTGCGATAACACCTGAATCATATCCATTACCTCCGTAAGTGGAGGAAAAAAGATAATATCTATAGCTATCCCCTACATCAGCTCCACATTTGCCTTTTATCCGATATAATTTACCAGCCGTTAATGTAATACCTGTTTTTTGAGCTATACCATAGCTGGCAACATCAGCGTCGACCTTCAGTCGGTTCCCCGTCACACCTCCAGCCTCGGATGTTAACGTTGCATTGACGGCTGCCCACCCAGTCGTATTGTCCTGATCATTATCAGGGTCTGTGCAATTATCTACAGGATGTAATGCCGAAAATCCTGTATTCGCATCCGAATAATCCGCAATCGTGCTGTCACTACATACCCCAAATTCTGAATTAGTAATTAAGTTCTGCCTGACATGGCTTCCGGCTTCGTGAATCCCTTGAAGTATCCATCGCTTAGTTCCTGGGTTTAAATCCGGGCTTATAATCGCGGGCGGATTCTCTGTCGCCCCGGACGTGGAGTCCAATTCATAAAAATAAAACTCCCCTCCATAGGTCACGATGGCTGTGTCATTATCCGAAAGATCGTCTCCGTCTACCTGATCCAGGGCATCCGCACCCCCGCCTGTCAATGAGGTTCTGAGATAAACTGTTTTCGCGAGTACCGGTACCGCCATAAATAATGACAATGCCAAAATTATCCTGATCCAATATTTCATTTTTTGATTAACCTCCTGCAAAGGACGCCTTTCGGTTTCGGGATCTTTTTCTTAATAGGTATCACCGGCCGCCTGGATGCCCAGGCATCCTCCCAATCTTTTGGTAAAGCGACCGTGACTTCCTTATCCGGCCAGTCAGCCTCTGTCAATTCGTCGATCTCATAATCCTCAAGAATAACGCTAATCATATCCCGATCAGGCTTCGTCTCGTCCTCGATGACCGTGGCCATGCGCATGGCCAAAACTTCAGCCGGACTTGGATTAATCACGACTATTTCGTGCGTGCTCTCATTAAAGTCCGGAAACGGATGCCAAACTACCTGAGGCTTGCCGCCGTTACCCATACACGGATGATCAGGGGCCTCGTAAATACCACAAATCTTCTTGGTCAACTTATCTCTCGAAATGAAAATCCAGAACACTTCGCCGGACGCCTGGACATATCGCTGTTGTGACCTGCAGTCCGCATGAGCATGGTAAATGTTTGTCACGTAAGCCGCACCTCCAAAGCCTACCCCGATTTGCCATTCAGGGCTCGTGATCCCAGCATCCTTAATTTGCGGGTAAAATCCATACTCGCCGCCCGGCAATGTGTAATTCTGCGC